CATTGATTCATTATATAAATCAATAAAATAATTTATTATATCTAATAATATAAACTTAAAACTATCCCAATTTTTAATTACTAAAATTATTCCAGTAGTCAATGCAGCTATAACTAAACCTATTGGAGTCATAAGCATTGCAAAAGCTGTTACTAAAGTTCCAAGAACTGTTAATAAGGGACCTATTGAAGCAGCTACTAAACCTAATGCAACAGCTGTATTTCTAGTATCTTGATCTAATCCTTTCCAAAAGGCAATTCCTTTTTTTATAAGACTAATCATATCATTAAGTAAAGGAATTAACATCTGACCAAGTTCGATAGCCACATCTTCAGAAGCACTTTTTAATCTTCTTAATGATCCAGAAACACCACTATCCATGATATTAGCCATTTTAATAGCAGTTCCACTAGCTTTTAAAAGTTGTTTTTCATATTTATCAGTTTCATTTGTGTTTTGAGCTAAAATTAGACCAGCATTAGCAGCCACCATACCAAATAACTCCATTGATTTTTTTGCTGGATCAATAGCAGTATTTATAGCATCCAAAGCATCTTCTAACGTAATACCTTTATTTGATAACTCTAAAAATATTCTTCTTAATGATGTTCCCATTTTTGATGCTTCAACACCTCTATCTGCTAAAGTCATCATTTTAGCTGTTAAACTTTCTACTGATTGATCTAAAGCACCAGCAATAGCACCAACTTTAGGAAGGGCAACAGATAACTTTTCCATGTCTATTGCAGCATTAGAACTTGCTAAAGCAAAAACATCAGCTATTCTAGCAGACTCACTAGCTTCCAAATTAAATGAATTTAAAGTAGCAGCAACCACCTTACCACTTTCAGCTAAATCAAATGTTGTTGCTTGAGATAATGCTAAAATAGATGCTTGAGCTTTATCAATTTGATCAGTATCAAATCCTAGTTTAGCTAATTCAAATTGTAAATCTGCTACTTGAGAAGCAGTAAACATTGTAGTTGCTCCTAATTCCCTAGCACTATTTTGTAATGTTTTAAATTCTTCAGCAGTAGCACCAGAAACAGCTTTTACTTTTAACATTGATTGTTCAAATGTTGCAAAAGTTTTAACTGCTATTGCTCCTAATCCTATTATTGGTAGTGTTACATTTCTGGTAAGATTTGCACCAGTTCTTTTCATTGAAGCACCAAATTTTCCAATGCTTCTTTGAGCTTTTTTCATTGCTTTCTCAAAACCTTTGAGATCAGCACCAAACATTACTGTTAAATAACCAACACTTTTACCCATTTTCCATTTTTTTAATAAATTCTGCTTTAGCTTTTAACTTCTCAAAATCTTCTTTTTGCGTAGATTTATCCCAATCAAATGTAATCAAATCTTTTGGTTTTATACTTTTTCCTTTTCCTAAATGTATATTTAACAATAAAGTAGTAGACCATCTAACTCTCTCCCATTCTCCTCTCTCTCTTATATTTTCAAGCTCATAAAAACCATCCATTTTATTCCAAAAATGCTTTGGTAAATAATTATAAAAATCTTCAACACCCATGCCTAATTGACCAAATGCAATCTGTTCAAGTTTTCGCCAAGTAAGAGGTTTTACTTCTTCTTGGCTTTTGTCTTTTTTCCTTTAGATCCTCCCATTTGATCACTTAAAATTGTCATTGCTTTAGCAATAGCATCATAATCAGTATCAATTAAATCAGCCAAATCATCAACACTTATTTTGCAATCTTGATTTGCTGCCCTATAACCATCTTCAATTCCACAATAAATTAAAATTAAAGCACCATCTAAAGTCATATTAGCACCCAATTTATCTAAATCAGATAATGAAGTTTTAGTTTTAGCTGAGTATTTTCTTAAAGCATTAAAACCAAATTTAATTGGATATTTTTTATCATTTATTTCTAAAAATTTATATGTCATTTTGTGAGTTTTTTAAAAGGATCAAGGCAAAGACACCCACAAAAGATGCCTAAGCCAATCACCTTAATATTAATACTATGCTACATTTTGATTTATTACTCCAGTTCCTGTGAGCGAAATGGAATATGTACTTGTGTCTTCTGTACCAGCAGAAATACTCCATGAGGTAATATAACATTCTCCCCAATATCTAACATCACCTGTTACAGTAGTTGTTCCACCAAATCCTACGAAAAACTTCGCTCTTGCATCTAAAATATTAGTTTTAAGTAAGTCATCAGCACCATCAGTTAAAACTGTACCAGCTGCATCAGTCCAAGCATAAGCTCCATCCATCTCTATACTCCAAGATCTTAACCCCTCAAGACTCTCAGAGTAACCTCCACTTTCTTTATTTGTAATATCTCGAGGACTGTGTTCAATGCTTATACTACAATTCTGTGCAAATGCTACAAGATTTCCAGTTCCAATACCAGTACTACTTACTGTATATAATTTTACTTCCGTTCCATTTAAAATAGCCATTTTCTTTTATTTTTTTATATTAATTATTTATTTTCTTTAATGATTTTATTATCATCATTTTTTTTAGTTTGATTACCTATGTAATCATTATCTTTTAAAAATTTTAATGTATTTTTATCTGTAATTTTTAAAACTTTTCCAGCTTTTTGAATTTCTCCAAAAGCTCTCCAATCTTTTTTTAATTTAATTTTCATATTTATTTTTTTAATTTGTTGGACTTATTTGTCTTATTTCAAAATCTAGTGCTTTTCTATATATTCCAGCATTACCAGAAGTATTATCAAAAATATCATTATAACCTTGAAATTCACTTGATTGTATATCTTCACCAGCATAAGTATTAGTTGGTAGCCTATCCATTGCAATTCTTACTAATTGAGCTAATGAAGATGCTTCTGAATAAGTATTGCTATAAACAGAAATCATTACATCATTAGTATCTAAAGTTGAAACACCATCTTTAGTATTTGTTGGCTCAACACCAGTTACATCATATATAATAAATGGAAATGCAGTAGTTTGAGGAGCTACATTTGGAAATATTCTAGTGCCTACTAAAGCTGATACATTTCCAGTATTTGATAAAATATTATATATTGATTTTCCTATTTCCATTATCTTCCTAAAATACCATATTTTTGTGTCCTTTTGGTATGGCTTTTAATTAATTTATCTATTGTTTTATTTGCATTTTTTAGTGAATTAGCTAAAATCTGATTTTTAGTTTGATTAAAAGCAGTTTCAAAATATGGCTGATCTTTACCATATCCCAAACCACCAAATTTTACTTCAGATCCATATTCTACCCATGCTCCATAATAACCACTTTTTTCTTTATCTGCAAAAGCTCCTTTTGTTCTTGGTCCAACTAATCCTCCATGTGCTTTTCTACTGTATCTTGTTCTAAAATATTTTATACTTTTTGCTAATTGCCCAGTACCATCAAGTTTATTAGCATTTTGAGCAGCTTGTTTAACTAATGGTTTAGATTGTTCTTTCCAAAAGGTATTCCATATTTTATCCTGACTAAGTTGTTTAGGTAAAGTTTTAAACATTTGCTCTAGTTCTTTAACTCCTAAAACTTCAGTTTTTTTTCTATTAACATTATTATATAAAGCCATTAATCTTTATTTTCACAAATTATTTCTAAAAACTCAGATCTACCATCTATTTCATTTATAACTTTTGCAAAATATTGTTTACCATCATAATCTATTCTTGATTGTAAATCTAAATTACCCATATCTAAATTTCTTATATAAACATGAAGTTTAGTCATACCAGTAAATTTATTATTTTCATCATTTTCTTTACCTCCTTTCCATTCTATATAAGCCCATACTTCTCTAAGTAAATTATAAGTTCTTGTTAATTCACCATAATTATTAGCAGTTGTAACAACTGTAAAAACACTAACCCTTCTATCTAAATCACCAATTAATATCATCTAACAACAGTTATTTTATAAGTATCTAATAACCATTTTGCTGACTGTTCAAGTTTAGTTGATGTCCTACCGGTAATAATAGATTCTCTATTAGCATACCAATTTCCAATAGTTAATAAAATAGCTGATTTAATTGCTTGAGGAACTGAAGCAGCTGATGATCCATATCCAACTGTATATTCAATTTTTACAGCATCTACTCTTGAAGTTATTTCTGGATAACTTTTTCCATCAGCTAATGAAATTTTACATGGCTGAAATTCCTCTGAAACAACATAATTTGCTACTGCCCAAGTTGCTAAAGTATTAGTTGTATCATAATATTTAATATGTGTAACAGCTATTACATCACTTTTATAAATCTCTTGAGTTTCTAAAAAATTAGAACATGTTTGCTCAATAGTTGTTGTTATAAAAAATCTATTAGTATATTCTTCACTAATTTGAGTTGCAGCTTCTATTAATCCAGTTATTAAAGTATCATCAGTATTAATATCAACCTTTAAATGAAGTTTTGCTTCTGATAAAGTAATAGGAAATGATGTAGCTGCTGTATCTATAACGTATGTTCTCATATTATTTTGTTAAAAAAAAAGGGATGATGATAATCACCACCCCTTATAAGTTAAAATTATTTGATAATTAAACTACTTCAGCAGTATATATTGCAAAAGATGCACCAGTAGCAACTCCAAAATCTACATGATTATTCATTACCAACCTAACATTATTACTTGCAGCTTGAGTTAATCCATCTACTATAATATTAGAAGGACCAAAAGTTGCAAAATATAATCTTGACCAATCACCAAAAATACCATCTCCAGTTATTGGACCAGCTCCTGTTGCTGTTGCAGAACTGAAAAATCCTGGAAAACCTAGTAGTCTGTCATCAGTATATAATGGAGAAACAGCACTAACTTGAGCAGCACTTTTTAATCCAGAATACATGTTCCAGTTATTAACAAAAGCTAAATTTCCATCTAAACCAGCACTATTTGCGTATGCTTGAACTACTGCACCCATATTAGCAGCTAAATTACCAGCTCCAGCAGTCATTGCTGGAGTTAAAACACCAGGTACTTGAGATATAGGAGTTGGAGATCCAGCAACAGCTGCAATACTAGAAAACATTGCAGCATCTATTGTTAAACCAAAATTTCTTCCCATTTCTCTCATTACAGATGCTTCAGCAGCAGCACCATTTTGCATTAAAAGAACATTTGAAATATCTGCAACACCACTTACTCTTTTAGGAGTCAAAGTCAAATTTACAAAATCAGCACCAGTTTCACCAGTAGCAGCATTTTCAGTAGCCCAATTTACAGTAGTATTACCAGCTATTGGTAAAATTGTATCTGCTGTAACAGTTCCTAAATCATTAACTCCAAGTCTATTATATAAAGATGTAGCTTGTAAAGTATCTACATATTCAGCTACTACTGAAGGAGCTATTGCTGATCCAGCTTGAGAAATTGCTCTTTTTTCTGTCATAAAAGTTGGTAGTCCAATTCCTTGTAGACCTTTTCTGCCTTCATGTTCTGCTTGTTGGTGCATTTCAGCTTCTAATCCAGTTAAAACACCACCATTTCTGATTTCATTAACTGCTTTAAATAAGCTCCAACCTCTTGTTGCTTTATCAGTATCAACAGAAGAAACTACTGCTCCACTTGAAATAGCTGCAACTTTTAAACTGTCTTCTATTTTTTCAGATCTTGTTATAGCAATATCATTATCATCTATATCTGACAATAAAGTATCAACTTTTTCATTTTCTTTTTTTGTTAAATCACGAGTTTCAGTTTCAGCAAGTACCTTGATTGATTCAAGTTCACTAATCAAATCTGAACGTAATTCTTTTAATTCTTTAGAATTTTTCATTTTTAAATTTGTTTTATTATTTAATTATTTTCTTTTTATTAATTCAATCTTTAGTTTTGCTAATGATCGGCTCACTAAATCTTTTTCTTTTATAACTTCTTTTTTTACATTTTCCTTCACCAATGTTTCTTTATACTCTGCTAATCCTCTTTGTGCAATAGTTAAATCATTTGCATCAGAGTAAGCTGGATAAACGACTGGAGAAACATCATATAATCTTTTAATTTTTTTTATAGTTCTTAAATCATTTCCAGCTTCATCTGTACTCCAATCATCTTCTTCAACAGTAAAGGCAAAACTACTTTGAGTAATATCACCTCTTTTCATTGAAATAGCTAAATCTTTAGCATAAGATAAATCAGGATCAATATCAAATTCATATCTTAAACCTAACTCATCAGCATTTAATTTTAAAGTACCAACACCATTTTTAGAACGTGCTAAAATTTTATCTTGGTTATGATTAACCAAACTTCTTACATCAGAACTTTTTATAAGCTGATCTGTAAAAGCTCCTTCTTCTATTGTTTCATAGAATCCCATAAATTCACTCCTTGTATTATACATAGATGCATGACCAACAACTATTTCTTTACCATCTTCAGTTGCATCAATTCTTGTTTCTATATCATAAATTCTTTTTTCCATTTTATTTTTTTTTATGATCCAGTATTTTCATCTGCATCTGTTCCTATTTTTTCTATTGTTGTCATATTCATTTGAGTTAAATGTTTATCACCATCAGGTATTGCATTTAAATCTTCTAAAGCTCTTACTTCATTAATACTCATAATTCCAGTATTAATCATTTGTGTATAATAATCGCTTCTGTCTTTAGTGTTTCCTCTTAATAATCCACCTACATTAAATTTAACAAATACTCTACCTAATTCAGAAGTTCTAAATAATTTATTGTTCATTTCATTTTCAATCCTTGTTATATAAGGCAATAAACTAAAAGTAACAAACTCTTGAGATTGCATTTCTACATTATTAAAACTTGATTTTGAATTATCACCGAGCATATGATTTGGAATATTCCATATTCTTCCAATCTCTTGTATTGAGAAAGTCCTAGAAGCTAAAAACTGTGCCTGATCTGGAGAAATTCCAACTGGCTTAAATGTCAATCCTTCCTCTAAAATTGCTGTTTGATTACTATTACTCACACCAGAATATGCTTGATTAAAACTAGTCTTTAATCTGTCAATAGCTATTTCTGATAATTGTTTATCAGTAGAAAGAACACCTGATAATTTAGCACCATTTTTAAAAAATGAACTTCCGAATTTTTCTACATCCATTCCCCAGCCTATTGCTTTTCTATGATTTTCTAAAGGACTTAATCCTAATATACCATCTGAAGTCATACCAGTAAAATGCATAATATCATCAGAGCTATATATTTGACCACTATCCCCATCTTCATAAAATAACTCATTGTCTTTTAATACTACTTCAATATCTACATAATTTAATGGATATAAAGCAATAACTCTTGATAATCTATTCCTTTGAATAAATACATAGGAGTTACCATTAATACATAAATCCATCATTATCTTTTCAAAAAAAGTTATTTTGTTTTGATATTTATTTGGCTTAAATTTTAATAGATTATATAAAGGACTTTTTACTGTTTCAGATTTATCACCATTATTTTCTATAGTAAAAACTGAAATTGGTAATGAAGAAACTGTTTCAGATAATATTCTTACAGCTGACCAAACTGCTGTGAATGTTAAAGCTGTATCAGCTGTTACAGTAGTTCCAGTTGAAAAAATAGATGAATAACCTAAAGATCTCTGTTCTGATTTATCAGTTTGAGGAACAAAAACATTTTTAATTCTACTAAGTAAGCTCAAAATAATTTGATTTTCACAATATTAAGAATAAAATAATAAATAAAACTATAATTAATCTTTAGTTTTAAACATTAAAAAGATATTATTCCTCTAGTATCATAAATTGAATCACTATTTTCTGTTGTTAAATAGCATCCTAAAGCCATTACTAAACTAACAATAGGATCAACTTTATCAACACTCTTCTTTTTTGAAACTTTTATATTTCCTGCACTATCTTCCTCTAAAGCCACATTTGATAAACACCAATTAACACATGGATTATTATTATGAATAATATTTTTTGCTAAAATTTCAGCTTCTAAAGTTTTTGTAGGCATTGATAAAGAAATAAATCCTTGCCCCATTGGATCTAAATTTGCACCATCATCCTGAAGATCAATTACTAATTGACTTGCGTTCCATCTGTCATAGGTTATTGAATTTATCCTATATTTTTTAGAAAGATCATTTATTTTTTTTCTTATAAAATTATAATCTGTAACATCTCCTGGAGTTGTAAAAATATAACCTTCTTTTATCCATGTTAAATAATCAACTCCATCTCTTGCACTTCTTTTTTTAGCATTTTCTTCTGGTATAAATATATATGGAATAAATACAAATTTACCATTTACATTAAATAATAAAGTAAAAGAAGTTAAATCTCGAGTTGAAGCTAAATCTAAACCTCCATATGCTTGTAATCCATCAAGTGAATTATAATCAAAATCTTGATGACAAGCCATCCATTCTTCATGACTCATCCATGCTGTTTGTGAATCAGTCCAAATATTAAGATGTAATCTTTTAAATGTATTTTGATATGAAGGAACTTCCATTGCTCTTTTAGCTTCCCTATCCATATAATCTTTTCTCAAACTTACTCCATAATTTGGATTGGCTTTTTTCCATGTACTTTCTAAACTTATATCATCATCTGGATCAGCTTCAAATATACAAGGATAAAAACCTTCATCTTTTATAGTACCATCAACAACTTTTTTTGCATAAGAATAAATTTGATAACCAATAGAGTTTTTATCATAACCACTTGTAGTAATAGAAATAAACAATGGCTCTGCTCTAGCTCCTTGACTTGTTAATAATGTTTCATATAGTTCTGGATTTTTCTGAACATGAAGTTCATCCATCAAAACAAAACCAGCATTAAAACCATGAGCTGTTGATGATTCAGCACTTATAGATTTAAAAAAATTTCCCTTTGTTTCATTTACAATAGAAGATCTAAACACATTTGCCCTTTGAGATAAATGTTCATTTTGCCTAACCATATCTGAAACAATAGAAAATATTATATTAGCTTGACCTCTTGATCCAGCTGCTGCATATAATTCATTTCCAGATTCTTTTAAACTGAATAAAACATAACAAATAATTCCAGCTGCTAAAGTTGTTTTTCCATTCTTTCTTGGTAATTGTATCAGAGCTACTTTGTATCTTCTTAGTTTTGTTTTTTTGTTTTTCCATCCAAATAAATCACCTACAATTTTTTTTTGAAATGGCTGTAATAATAATGGCTTTCCAGTTAAATCTCCTTTTGTATGAGTACAAAATCTCTCTATAAAATCAATGGCTTTATTACCAGATATATCATCATAATAAAATTTACTCAAAATAATTATTTATTAATGTATTATTATTAGTAACTGGAACGGAAATATTAGCCCTTGCAACTGGTGAAATTCCAAATAATGCAGCTAATTTTAAAGCATTAGCAAGTGAATCATTCTTTATTTTTACTAATGGTTTTGCTTGAGATCTAATTAAATCCCCATTTGAGTTTTTAAAATTATCTATTCTACCATTTTTTCTAAGTTCTATTTCTGATTCTATATATAAACTCATCTCATTACAGTAAGATAATATCAAAGGCAAATCAATATGATGAAGCATTTTTAAATTAAATAGTTGAGTTGTTACTTTATACCATTCTGTTGCTCCAATAGTAGATAATAAATCTGGAGCATCTGGTAATTCTAAAACTAAATCTACTTCCATTTCATTTTCTAAAACTCTTGATTTTTCTAAAGTTCCTTGCATTTCTTTTATTACAGTTGGTATTTTTTTTCTTCCTTTACCCATTTTATTTTTTTAATGTTGGCTCTGTTCTTATTAAATTTGGAAATCCATTAAATCCTTTTTTTTCTATTTCAACCATTTCATTTCCACAATCACATTTTGCGTTCTTAGTGTAAACTGATCCATTTCTAATTTCAATAATAGACTTAGAAAGTTCTTTAGTTTTATTGCAATTTTTACATTTAAATATAAACATAATTATTTTTTATTTAATTGTATTCTTTGATTTCCAAATGCTTTTGTTCTTTTATCAATACGTTTATCTTTGTCAGGATAATAATCATTATGCAAATTTTTAAAACCCATGTGCATTTCAAAACTATTTATTAAATCAGAATTATAAATTTTTTCTTTTTTTATTTTTTTCATTTTTTTCTTTTTTTTTAGGTTTTAGTTTGAACTTAAACTGATTGGTTTTAGTTTGAACTTAAACTGAATACCCTAAATGTCCAAATTTGCGTATAACTACAGTTATT